GGTTGCGGGAAAAGCGGTCCAGCTTCCACACCAGCACCGCCTCAAAGGTGTGGGTGGCGCTGTCGTGGATCATCTGCTGGAACTGCGGGCGGCTGTCGGTCTTGGCGGACAGTGCCCGGTCAATGTAAGTTCGCACCACGGTGATGCCGTTCTGGTCGGCATACTCCTTGCATTCCCGCAGCTGGCCCTCGATGGATTCTTCCCGTTGGTTGTCGCTGCTGTAACGGGCATAGATCACGGCATTCATGGCGTGCACCTCCTTACTTGTGCTTCTCCTCTTCTCCCATATTGAGGATCATCTGTTTCAGGCGGCGGTTCATCTCACTGCCCGGCGTGAAGCAGGCTTCCACAAACTCGCTCCAATCCGGTTTGCGCTGCGCCACTTCCTGCGCTCCCTCCGGCGTGACGCAGACATACCGTCCGCGGGGGTCCTCGCACAGGCCGAAGATATAATCCAGCGATACATTAAAATAGGTGGCATACCAGACCAGGATACGGTAGGGCGCCGCTGCCCGGTCGGTTTCGTACCGATTGATGGCCGCCTGATTGGTGCCGGCCAGTGCCGCCAGCTGGGCCTGGGTCAGCCCCGCGTCCTTGCGTAAAACGCGCAGTCGGGTGCCTACGGATACATCCATGGAAAGACCTCCTGCAAAATTCGTCAATTCAAGTATAATCGAATTTTAGATTTATTGCAAGAAGTATTGTCCACTTAGGATTCCGAAAGCACCCGATACAGCGACTTTACTGCAAAGCGTCCCTTTTGCTCAGCCGATAAATCAGGATGCCGGATATCGTACCGCACAAGGCCATCGAAATCACACTGAGCAGGATTTCCGCCGGAGTGGATTCATAATACCCGGAAAGCGTGAACGCAGCTACCACCGGATACAGTTTGGATATGGTTCCCAGGTTTCCCACGAAGATCGTGATGAACGAGTAAACTTCCGCTGCCAAAAGGCTGAGCCAGTAATCCAGCTTCTTTTCGGTAATGAAACAGATAATGGGCAACACTGCGAAGAAAACGCAAATTCCATCCACCAGATAGATTTTGAGATAGTGCCAAAAAATCGCTGCCGTAAGGACCTGGGCGTGAAAAGCCATTTCCACAGCAAAGGCTGCCAGAAACAGCACAAGATAGGTTCCCACGCTGAAAACCAGAATCACCATGACCTTAGCCACTACCATCTTGCCCATATTGACCGGAATGAGCAAAAGGGACTTCAGCACATCTTCCTGGCTCTCCCGGCAAATGATATAGCTGCCAAACAGCGCGATGATGCCCGGCAACGCATACATCGTTCCCAGGGACTGTACTCCGGTCAGATACCATTCCGGTTCCATGCCATACGCTTCATTTCCTCCGGCGAAAAAGCCCTGGGCTGTCACAATGACCAGTACCATACAGAGCCCAAACAGTGCCACAAGCAGCATACGGGAACGGCGAAGTTTTTTCAATTCTGTCCAAATCATAACCTGCATTGTGTTTTCCTCACTTTTCCGAAAGTCCATGATAGGAGTAGAATCCAGAAGCTACTGCCCATCCTCCAAAACAGAGTACGGCAAAAATCGGCTGATAGGCACAGGGCATTATTATATTGGGCAGATCTCTTGAAATACAAAGGATAGCACAGGCCGAGGGAATCAGGTACGGGTTCGTCTGGGCCACGATAAAGCCCAGAAAAGCATAGACAATCGCTGCGCAGCAAGGCAGTAGGTACCCCTTGTGCGATACCGCCAGCGCCAGAATCGGGATAACCGCCACCGCTTCCAAAACTGCGGCTTCGATTCCCTTATACAGAATGAATGCCATCATTTCTCCGTTCCAGGAAAGGAACCCGAAGGCCAGCCCGAATGCAAAGGTAAAGCCCACCGCCAGCATCATAAAAGCAAGGGAAGCCGTCAGAACGACCACCCACTTGGCAAAGAGATAGCCTCCCTTGCTCACAGGGATGATCCACAGTTGTTTCAATACGTCACAGCGCTGCTCATTATATACCAGCATAGATGCCAAAACGCCCAGGATGGCAGGCAGAATCAGGAAAATATTAAAGGAAAACAGCGCCTGCTTGTACAACCCCATATCCGTCAGATAATCGGGATGGGTGGCAAAGTAGGAGAAGGTAATCGCCGGCAGCACCAGAGAGAGCAGCGGCAGGACCCGTAAAAGTTTCCAGCGCCGCAGTTTGGAAAACTCGACGCGCACCACATTAAGCAATGCCTTCGCCTCCCGTGATTTTCTTGAAATAGTCTTCCAGCGTATCGTCTTTTTCTGCCAGTCCCGAAAGCCCCACGCCCTGCAACGTGAGCTCCCGCACAAGTGCCTCCCGGTCGATGGTGGTTTTAAATATTTTGACGCTGGTTGTATCCTGAATGGAGTATTCCCCGACCTGCAGAGCCATCTGCTGTTCCAGAATGCGGGCCGTTGCCGCTGTATCGGACACCTGCAGCAGAATATATTTCTGGTTTTTCTTTTTCAGTTCTTCCATCGTTTCCTCTTCCAGCAAAACACCGTGGTCCAGAATGCCGATGTCATCGGCCAACATGGAAATTTCCGAAAGGATATGGCTGGAGACCAGGATGGTCTTTCCTTCTTTTTCGCTGAGGGAGCGGATAAAGGCCCGTACCTCCGCAATGCCGATAGGGTCCAGGCCATTGGTAGGCTCATCCAGGATCAGCAGTTCCGGGTCATGCATAATGGCGTTGGCAATCCCCAACCGCTGTTTCATACCCAAAGAATACTCCCCAAAGAGCTTTTTGTCCTTATAGGGCAATCCCACCACCTGCAAGGCGTGCTCCACTGCATCAGGGCGGATCGTTCCCCGCAGCTTGGCGAAGATTTCCAGATTTTCGGTCCCTGTCAGATTGGGATAGAAACCAGGTGTTTCGATGATGGCACCAATACGCTGAAAGACACTGCGCTCTCTGCACTTCACTGGCTCTCCAAACAGCAGCGTTTCGCCTGAGGTAGCCGGCATCAGCTGTAAAATCAATTTCATAATGCTGGTTTTCCCGGCTCCATTCCGTCCCAGCAGGCCATAAATATGGCCTTTGGGAACGTGCAGGCAGACATCGTTGACAGCGACCTGTTCCCCGTATCTTTTGGTCAGGTGCCGGGTTTCAATGGCATAGGATTCTTTCATGGTAAACCTCTTTTCCTTGTTCTGGTGAGGGAGATTTCTTGGAACTTGTGTTCAGTATACGCCCAAAATCTTACTTTCGCCTTATCAGAATCTTAATGAAATCTTGTTTTTCCCTCAAAACAGAGAAAAGGCTGATTCCGAAATTTTCTCAAAGCCCGGAACGTGATACAATACATACAATAGCCTCCTATGGCTGTGTTTACGAACTTCCAGACTGAGGACGGACCCATGAAATATATTCTGACGATCGACGATGACGAAGCACTGTGCAAACTGGTGAAGAAGTGTATCGAAACGGAGCAGGTTCCCGTATATACTTTTCTGCGCGGGGAGGATGCGCTTTCCTTCTTCTATCAGAATCAGAGCGACTGTGTCCTGATCATTCTGGACATCATGCTTCCCGGCATGGATGGATACAGCGTTCTGGAAAAGGTTCGGGCTGTGAGCAACGTGCCGATCCTGATGCTTACCGCCAAAGATCAGGAAGAAGATAAGGTTACCGGACTGCAGAACGGTGCGGATGACTATCTGACAAAGCCCTTCGGCCTGGCAGAATTGACGGCCCGGGTGAACTCTCTGGTACGCCGGTATACGAAGTTCAATCCCCACCATGAAGAGAATCAGCGCCTTCGTTTTCACGATATGACCATCGACCCGTCAGCTCATTCGGTGGAAGTACAAGGAGAGCCGGTATCTCTGACCGCCAGAGAATTTGACATTCTCCTCTTTCTGGCCCAGCACAAGGGACGCATCTTTACCAAACAGCAAATCTATCAGAATATCTGGAAAGAGCCTTATTACCAGGATGACGGCAATATTATGTCGATCATCAGCAAGCTGCGCAAAAAGATTGAGCCTGATCCCGAGCACCCCTTTTATGTACTGACGGTGTATGGCGTGGGCTATCGCTTCAATGAAAAGGCATAAGGGAGAAGATCTATGCTGTCCGTAATTTGTATTTTGTGTGTGGCGCTGGCCCTTTGGCTTGCTGCAACGCTTTTTCTCTGGCACCGGGAGCTTCTGGAAATCCAGAAAACCCTGGAAGATATCGGAGCCGGAAACCTGAACCGCAGGATCGTAACCCGCGGTCCTCAAGCGATTCGATCCATTGGCTACGGCATCAACAAGATCGTACAGCAAAACCAGCAGAGCGCTATCCAACAGAAGCGCCACGAGCAGGCCTATAAACAGCTGATCACCAATCTTTCCCATGACATCAAGACACCGCTTGCCTCCCTGACAGGCTATCTGGAAGCTGTAGAAAACGGACTTGTGGTGGGCCAGGAGAAGGAAGAATATCTGCAGACCGCCTATGAACGGGCCGGTGCCCTGCGTTCCTTTGTGGAAAAGCTCTTCGAATGGGTCAAACTGGATGCAGGCGAACAGAAACTGCAGATAGAGCCGCTGGATCTCTGTGAGATTTCACGGCAATATGTTGCCGAATGGATCGGCCCTCTGGAAAGCAGCGGTTTTTCCTATACGATTGAGATCCCGGAAGAAACCTGGCTGGCAGATCTGGATAAAAACGCCTACAAGCGTATTGTAAACAACCTTTGTGAGAATGTGCTCCGGCACAGCCACGGCACGCAGTTTCGTTTCTGTCTGATCCCTGACGCCCGACAGGCAATGATCCGTATTTCCGACAATGGCACAGGCATTTCTGCTGACGATCTTCCTCATGTTTTTGACCGATTATATCAATGCGATCCTTCCCGAACAACCCCCGGAAATGGTCTTGGCCTTTCCATAACCAAGGAACTGGTCGTTGCTATGGGCGGCACCATTCAGGTACAAAGTTTTCCGGACCACGAAACGACATTCACCATCTGTTTTCCGAAAGCAAAAGTGTTGCCATAAGGCAACGCTTTTTTGCCGTCGGGCATTTCTCTTACCGGCGTTTTTCCTTCCACTCCTCAAACAGCCGTTTCCCCTCTTCCGACTGGTAAAATGCCTGGATCTTGGGCAGCAGGAACCGGGCGAAGCGCTCCAGCTCCTGCTGGGGTACGCCGTCCTCCTGATACTTGGCGGACGCCGCTGCCTGTGTGGTTTTCTTCTCCTGCCGATCTTCCGTAGCGGCTCCTTTCTGCAGGGCTGCCCCCTGCTGCCTTATGATGCGTTCTGTCATCGATCCTGACCCTTGGCCCGCTGGCGGCGCTGCTGACGGTTCAGCCGCTTTTCCTCCTGCCGGCGTCGGCAGATGCCCAGCACAAACGCCTGCACCTGTTCCGGTGCCACCCGCATGGCTTCGCGGTAGGGCCGGGTTTCGGTGAGTACTGCATCCAACTGTTCCTCACAGCGATGGATGCGCTGGCGCAGCTCCTGTTCCCTCACTGTGCTTTGCTGCAACTGCATCCGCAGACTGCGGTTCTCTGCCTGCAGCTTGCCGCTGGCTTTTGCCATCTCACACAGGGTCTGGAAGTCCTGCGGCATCAGTTCCACACGCTTTTCCAGCACACCTTTGGTTTTGGCCCGCTGCTCGATGTCTGCCACATCGCGGATCGAGCCGGAAATGTTCTTTACCTGGGAGATAAGCTCCTTTCGCTGGCCTTGCAGTTGTTTGGTCTGGTCAGACAGTTCTGCCACTGTCTGGCGGTCCTTCTGGACCTTATACTCCAGGACCTCCAAATGTTCAGCATCGCTGCCCTGTACACCGCGCTCAAAGTCGGTAAATCCCGCCTGCCGCATGTGCTCGAAGAATTGTGTTTGCAGCAGGCTGTAGGAGCTCACCAGCCGGGGCTTGCCGTTCTTTTTCAGCACAGGCTGTCCCTGCTCGTCGATTATGGGGACCATCGGCCACTTTTTGCTGTGACTCACCTGCATGATTGTCTCCCGCACGGTGCCCCGCAATGCCGGGTCCTTGCACCGCTTGGACCAGCGGATCTGCTTTTCCACCACCGGCAGATAGACAACATGAAGGTGATAGTGGAACACATTCCTTCCCAGCCGGTCACTGGTTTCCCGGTTGCGCTCGTCGGCATGCATGACCGCCGAGATGATGTACTGTTCCCCGCCTGTGATCTCCTTGGCCAGTTCGTACACCTCAGCGTAGAATTGCTTGGCGTACTCATAGCCGCCATGGGTTTCGAAATAGTCGGTGTTCACATCAAACACCAGCTCGTCAAAAATGTAGGCATCCGGTTTCAGACCTCGGGTGGAAACGATGCCTTTTTCCACCATCCGGTCAAATTGCTGGGCGTAAGTAGCTGCCTCGCAGGCTTTGAAGATTACATTGTTGTGGCTGTATTCCAGCAGCACATCCGGGTTGGAGTACACTTCGTTCTTGCGTTCGTTGTGCCGCTCTCGCACCGAGATGGCATTTTTACGGTAGCGCTCATTGCGCACCACGGTCCGATGGATTTTGCTGATAGGCGACTCCTTTCTTGGGTACGGTTTTGCTTCGGATGGGGTACGCAGATGCTTTGCAAAGCATCTGACCCACTATGACACTTTCCGGCGTTGCCGGCAAAGTGCCAGTGGGCCCGCTGCGGCGGGAGGGATTGGGATACGGCTGCCAACCAAAATCGCTGCGCCAGCTTTCCGGTTGGGCCGCCGTCGTAGCGGTTACTACGTCTGTGGTTGCCTCTGGAAGCCAGATACCACAGCCCTTGCCCACCTTTTGCAAAACGCGGGGTTTGGAATTCTTTCTCTATCTTTCTTTTGGATAGATATATCATTCTATCTTTATCGTGTCGGTTTTTCCGGCGGGTCGGTGTCAGCAAATCCGTCAACTGCCTGTCCGTTTTTCCGACAGGTCGGGGCGGATTTTCCAACGGGTAGTTACAGTTCGTTGGGTTCCTTGGGCCGGGGCAGATTGAGGTAATATCGCCGGGCCTTTCCGTTTGACTGTCCCGGCACCGGTTCCAGCAAACCGCAGCGTTCCAGAGCGGCAAACAATCCGGCGGCTTTCTCCCGCTGGCAGTGCAGCAGCCTCCCGGCACTGGCCCGTGAAAGGCTCACACAGGGCCTGCCGTTGGCTTTCCAGCGCCCGGTGGTATCCTGGACCGACAGCCGCAGCAGCCCCAGCAAATGGCCGTACAGCAGCTTGCTTTCGCCGGGAAGTTCCCGGTAAGGTTCTTCCGAAAGAAGGCTGGACGGTATCATCAGAAAGCTGTCGATGCGGTTCAGGTTTTCTTCTGCAGGAACGAGTTCATGGTTCAGATGGCACCTCCTTGGGTTATGGGTTGGGGGCGGACTTCGGCTTCTGGCATCCCTCTTTTCCGGTTGGTTTTGTCCTTGAAAGATGTTCGATGATTTCGTCATAGATTCTTCCGACACATACAGCATACAACGTCTTGCAGTCCGTTTCAAGATGTGTTAGACTGTTTTCATGTCAGATGATTCACACACTTTTCTCGGCTGTTTCTGAAACACACAAAAACACAGAGCCTTTTTCCGCCAACTATGCTCCAACACAGGATGGTGACGAATTTTGAACTACCAGACGTACCTTTTCTTTGAAGGCCGCACCGAATATATCCAGGGCTACGACACGCCCCAGCATACATATCCGCTGGGTTCCCTGGTGTTCGGTGTCCTGGACCTGGATGCCGCCCCCTATCTGGAACGGGGCCGCACATTGGTGGAAAGATTCCGGGGCGTAAGCTTCCCGGAAGATCAGACCATGCAGCAGAGCCTGGCAACCCCTGACACCTGTGTATATTACCAGGCAGCTTCCTTTTACCATGATTTTGCTGCCGCTGTGCAGCAGGTTTCCCCGGCCCTGTTTGATCTGGTGGAAGGCTACACACTGGCTACCTTCCGTCGCAATGAGCGGGAGCTGAAAGCTACCCAACATAGCGTGTGGAAATTTATACATACTGGAAAAAATGACAGTTCGTATACATTTGACGAATTGCGCGCCAGAATGTATCACCTCGGTGAGTTGACCATAACCAGCGACATCATGGAAGGTTTCTGCCGGAACTTCCCGGAGTACACCGACCAGATGAAGGTATTTATCCAACGTGAAACCGGGGACGCCTCTCTGTGCCGGACGGCGCTTTCGGTATTGGAATCCTTTGTGACCTTGCTGCAGCAGTTGGTGGACGGCAAAACGGATCTGCGCCAGCTGATCGAGGCTACACTGGTAGACGAGGACGGCCGCCCCAGAACGGAGCATGGCCAGCGGCCTTCGGAGTTGCTGGTGGAACTGGCCGAAAATGGCGATTCGACCTATCAGAAATATCACAAGCTGGAGGACGACATCCATATCCAAACCCGGTACAAACGGCCCACAGGCAACAAAAAAGGCGGCATTTCTGCCGCCACGTTCTACGCGAGCGATACGCTGTCCGCGTTACTCTTTTTGGAATTCGTACAGATGTGCGCCCAGGACCTGCCGGTTGCCGTCTGTGAAAGCTGCCACCGGCTGTTTGTTCCCTTCTCCAGCCGCGCCAAGTATTGTGAGCGGGTACTGGCCCCGGAAACCGGCGCCACCTGCAAGGATATTGCTGCCAAGCTGGCCTATGCCGAGGAGCTGAAAGCCAACAAAGCCAAGGAACTCTACAACAAAATGCGTAACCGTTACCAGATGCGCTGCTCCCGTGCCCCTGGCAACCAGAAAATGCGAGATGACTATAACGCCTGGCGCAAGCAGGCGCAGATGGCGCTGAGCAAGTACCAGTTGGGAGAGATAAGCTGGGAGGAGTTGAGGTTGGCTATTGGAAAGGATTAATAAATCCTCCTGCCGGACAAGCAAACTCGTTATATAGTTACTATTGTTGTCTTTTGTCACAAAATAATTTATAATAAATATAAATTCATCAATTAAAGGAGTCCTGCACTGTGTCTCTAACTACTTCATATTTATCTTCCACAAAAAATCTTGAGAGCATATTTAATTCAATCATCAATGCCCGCGCGCCAGAGCGCTTCACAACAAAATTTCTTGAAGACTTAGGTTTCAAAAGTAGTACCGATCGACTTATGGTTGGAATGCTAAAAGCACTGGGGCTTTTGGACGAAAATGGTCAGCCCACCCAACGATATTACGAATTTTTAGATCAATCTCAATCTAAAAAAGTCATTGCCAAGGGAATCCAAGAAGCATATGAAGATCTTTTCAATCTAAGAAAAGATGCCCAAAATATGTCAAATGAAGATGTAAAAAACAAACTCAAAACATTAACACAGGGGCAAAAGGGTGACCGAGTCATAGACCAGATGTCCTTAACATTTCGTGCATTATGCAATTATGCCGACTGGACTGAAGATCCCATTGATCAAAACCCAACGAAATCTACAGAAGGAGTCGAACAAAAATCAGAAGTATATTCTGCCACAAAAACTACAGGACCTGCATCTTCGTCGATATCAGGAATGAATTTACATTATAACATTCAAATTCATTTACCGGAAACTACAAATATGGCTGTTTACGATGCCATTTTTCAAAGTTTAAAAAAAGCATCTTATGTGAGGAAAGTATGCAAGATACATTATACGCGTTTGTAATGAGGGGCGAACTCACAAAAATTGCGTTATTAAATGCAGGTGTAGTCAGTAAACATTCGTCATCAGAATTGCTTGCTCAAGAATACATTAAAAGCCTTTCACTAGATTTACTTGATGACGAACATGTAAATACCGCAAAGCAAATGTCCACCGTTTACACCGCTATTGCCGCTTTCGAAAACACTGTCAGAGAATTTGTAGTGAAAATTCTTATAGAGAATCGCGGCGAAAATTGGTGGGAAAAATCTGTATCCGATAAAATTCGCCAAAAAGCCGAATCACGAAAACGTGAAGAGGAGAAAGTAAGATGGCACACTCCGCGCGGAGATTCTATGATTAACTATATCGAATTCGGAGATTTAGCCTCTATCATGGCTCAAAATATTGAGCTTTTTGAAGATCACATTGTCTCTATCGAATGGGCACGCCAAATTTTTAATACCCTAGAAAGATCACGAAATGTAATTATGCACAGCGGCGAATTAGGGAAAAGAGATATCGAACGTATAGGCATTCATATACGAGACTGGATAAACCAGGTTGGAGTGTAATTACATCAAATAAATATAAAAAACAAATCCGAACGCACCTTCAAAAAGAAGTACGTTCGGATTTGCTTGGTATGGTGCCCCTAACGTGTCCAAATACGAACCCGGCGGGGCTTCCGAAGGCGTGGCGGCCTGGGCGGCTTCATAAGGAACAACGGCGGCCCCGGCACTGTCCACATTAAAAATAATCTTCAGATAATCGTCATACACAAAGACGGAATGAACCAGCGCCCCGAACACCTGGCGGCGGAAGTCTGGATCCGTCCTATCACCCCGGCGGAACCCGTCAAGCCAGCAGGCCACGGCTTCGGCCTTGACAACAAGCGCGGCCTGCACCTTCGCGCGGTCTATCTGCTGGCGCAGGGCCGTGCGGTCCGCTTCGGCTTCTTCCAGTAATTCCTTCGTGGTTTCTGTTATAATTCCCTGTGCAATGGCATTGCCTATATTTTTTAGTCGGCGCTGCACTTCTTCCAGCTGGGCGTTTAAGCTGGCGAGAAGTGCGGCGCTGTCGCTGTTTTCGGCGCACCGTCTTTCCACTTCGGTGGAAATATAGGCTATATTTTCATCGGTGAGAATATCAAGCGCAGACTGCAGCACGGCTTCCTCTATCAAATCAAGGCGCACGTTCTTCTTTTTGCAGGTTTTCGCCCGGCGATTATTGCAAATGTAGTAATAATGCCGCGCCCCCGTGTGGCTGGTGCCTGCCGTGCCCGTCATGGGCGCACCGCACAGGCCGCAGAACAGCTTCCCGCTTAACAGGTACGGCACTTCGGCCTTGTACGCGCCGGGCCGGTGCCTGTTCGTGGAAAGCCGCCGCTGCACGGTAAAAAATAATTCATCTTCAATAATACGCGGGCAGCCGCCTTCTATTCGCACTTCCCCGCCGTAGCTGTACACACCGATATATTTTTCGTTGCGCAAAATGGAATTGAAGCTGCTGCGGGTGTAAAGCGTGCCGTTTGTTGTGCGGTGGCCTTCTTCGTTCAGCTGGGCGGCAAGCTGGCCCATGGCCTTGCCGCTGGCGTACCATTCAAAAATCCGGCGCACCAATTCAGCCCCCACGGGGTCTATTTGCCAGCGCTTGTTCGGGCCTGCCCGATAGCCAAGCGGCGCGCGCCCGACGATCTGGCAATGCTGGGCGGCCTTATTCATGCCCCGGCTGACATCTTCGGACAGCTTTGCGCTGAAATATTCGGCAACAGTTTCAATCATGCCTTGCGTAATTATGCCGGCACTGCCTTCCGGTATGTATTCGGTAACGCTGATTAAATGCACCCCGGCGGCTTCCAGCTGCTTGCGATACAGGGCGCTTTCGGCACGGTTGCGGAAGAAGCGGTCATACCGCCACACAAGAACGCAATCAACCACGCCCGTGGCCGCGTCGCGCATAAGCCGCCGGAAGTCGGCACGGTTTTCCGTCTTGCCGCTGCGCGCCCGGTCTGCATACTGGCCGACTACGGTTATATTGTGCTTGTCGGCGTATTCCTGGCAAATATCCCGCTGGCCCTCTATGCTAAGCTCTTGCTGCTTATGGCTGGAAAATCGGCAGTAAATAAAAGCCCGCATACAATCACCCTTTATTCGTCTAACATATCATAGAAAACATTTTCCGGGATAATAGACAAGTCTGCGCCGCCCAAAATATACTTTTCGGCTTTTTTATGTTTGGAACTTTTGCCGTCTTTGATTGAGGAACACAGGTCATTATTTCCCAAAACAAGGAAGTTGGTTTTCTTTGTAACGCTGTCGGCATTGATTCCGCCGAGGTCCGCAACCAACTGCATGGCTTCTTTGCGCGTCATTTTTTCCAGCGCACCGGTGAACACCACAACGCGGCCATACAGGGGGCTATCCGTCCGAAGCGCTTCGGGGTTTCCGACAATGTCCGAAGCTCGCAAATTTCTTTTGCCGTGGGCGCGTTGCAGCACATCTTCTAAATTGTTATCGCGCGCGTACTGAATCATATATTCATAACACAGCGCAGCGGTTTCCGCGTCCGCTTCGGCACGGTGGGCGCAATCCTGGGAAACACCGCACTTTTTGGCAACAGTAGCAAGTTTGTGATTCGGAAGATCGGGGAAGACGCGCCGGGAAAGGCGGCAAGTGTCTATATAATTATTTCCGAACTTCGGAAGCCCGCAGGAACCGCAAGCGTCATATATAAAATTCACGTCAAAAGCGACATTGTGCCCGACAAGAACATCGGATCCGACAAAATCCAAAAAGGCCGGGAAAACCTTTTCCGCAGAAGGGGCAGTTTCCAGCATTGCGGGAGAAATGCCGGTCAATGCGGTAATGTATTCATCGACCTGGGACATATCGGACGGGCAGATGAGAGAGGAAAAGCGGTCAACGATCTGGCCGCCGCGCACGCGAAGGGCAGAAACTTCAATTATTTCGTTGTACACAGGAGAAAGGCCGGTGGTTTCAACGTCAACGCTGACATAATCAGATAGAAGCGCAAGAATGCTTGCGCCGCGTCCCGGGCGCGCGGTTTTTCGCCCGTTGAGAATTTCAACCGTACCATCAGAAGAAAAAACAATTTCAATAGCCATGACACTTACCTCCACACACCCGCCGCCCGGCGGGCTTATTTTTTTATGCCGGGGAAATAGACGATTCTGCACGTTCTTGACGTGTGGCAGCCTGGTATTCAAAATCCAAGCTGTTCAAAATACGAGCCTGGGCCATATCGTCAAGGGCGTGGAACTTGCGCAACAATTCTGCGTCGGCGGCATTTAGCTGCACGGCAGCAGCCTGACCAGAAACGGAGACCGCAGCCGCATGGCCGAGAAGGAAATCGACAGAAACATTAAAATAGTCCGCAAGGCGAACAAGGGTGGCCGTTGGTGGGTCACTTGTCCCACGTTCATATTTAACGTATGTAGAACGGTCAACGCCAAGAAACTGGGCAACGTCCTGTTGCGTCATTTTTCGAGATTGCCGAAGCTGTTTTAACATTTCCATAGAAACACCGCCCTTTTTATATTATATGTGAAAATATTTCACATTTCAAGGAAAGTGCAAATTCTTCACATTATTTTATCAAAAAGTATTGACTTGTGAAGTAACTTCACATATAATATACAGCAAGAAGTGACGTATCTTCACACCGATAAGAGGGACACAAAATGGAAGACATTAAAAGACTGCGGGAAGCACAAGGGAAAACGCAAAAACAGCTTGCCGACGAAATGGGGGTCGAGAGGTCCACGGTTGCCAAATGGGAAGCCGGAACGGCTTTTCCACGCGCCGACAAGCTGCCGAAGCTGGCCGAAGTGCTGGGGTGCAGCGTTGCCGACCTTTTCAACACTGAAAGCGCGTGAGGTTGAAAGTATGCGAACGCTGAACAAAGAACAGGCAGACCCGCTTGTCGCGGCAATCTGTCGCGGCCAGCTGTGGGCCACGCCGGAAGAAACGGTGGCCTGGCTGAAAACCGAAACCGGGCAGCGCATTGCTGCGCTGATAGAACGTGAACGCAAGAAGGCTGCGGCATAAGCCGGCAGAAAAACGAAGGGAGAAATTCACGGCATGAAACGACCTTACAGAACACTTCTTACTATTCTGGCAGTAGCAGCCATTGACGTACTTTTCTTTTATGGTCTGCTGTGGATTCTGCGGGCAATATGCAGTGCAGTTGCACTAATTGTCGGCCTTACAGCAGGGGTCTGGTTTTTATACTAAGGGGGAACGAAAAATGGAAATAATCTGCCTGCACTTTGAACTGCCCGCCCCGGCGGAACCCATGGCCGAGCCGAACCGGACCGCCCGGCGGCTTGCAAGAGAAAACAGGATCCTGCGCCGCACCTGCGCGGCCTGTCTGGCCGTCATGTTTGCCGCGCTGGCGTGGTACGCATGGGACGGCCTGCGAACCCGTAAAACCTACGACCTGTTAAAGACCAGCGCCCGGCAGACGGCCCAGGCCGCCGAACAGCGCGCACAGGACTACCGCGCCGAAGCTGACCGCCTGCAATGCCAACTTGACGGAGCCAACCAGCGCGCCGACGAATACCAGACCGAAGCCGAAGACTTACAGCGCCAGCTTGACGCGGTAACGGCTGCATACATGGAAGGGACGGAACAATGAGAACCACCGAAAAGGAAGCGCTGCAAGCCGGATTGAGCCGGGAAGCCTTCATTGAGCCGATACCGCTTGACCGCCAGCCGCCCATTAAACGCCGGTATATCTGGAATATGCCGCCGGAAGAATGGCCCACGGGCGTGACGGCGCAGGACGTCAAGGAAATGAAGGCCCGGCACAACAAGCAGCTGCGCGAAAACAGGAAGAAGGCCGGCAAATGACCGTACTTGAATATTTGCAAAGCCTTGACCCGGAAACGCGGGTGGCCGTTGTGGGTTGCGCGGACAACGCGCTGCGGGGCATTCGCAACCTGGACGAACAGACAGCAGCGGCGGCTTCGTTTGGCTTGTGGGCCTGCCCCGACTACCTGGCGCAGCAGTTGGGCCTTGCATTTAACTGCAATTACCCCGCCAGCGCGGACGCCAAGCGCTGCACCCGCTGCGCCGCTGCTTTCCTGCGCAGGAAAATGCACGGAAGGCGGCACGGCTATGGCAGATGAACGCACAGACCTTATAAAGCGGCTTGCCCCTCTGGTGCTGGAAGATAGAAGCCGCGCCGCCGCCGACAAGCGCAGCACAGACATACCTTGGTATTTTATCAACATCAATCACCCGGCAATGCGCCCCTTTTACAACAGTTGGTTGCAATCGCGCGGGCGCTTGTTTCTGCCCGGCGACATTGACCGGGCAGAATTTGAACTTTCGCTACTGTCAAACAAGGCCCTGGGCTTTGTGGCAGATAAATACAAGAGAGAAGGCCGACTATGAACGAGAACGAACGCACCCCGGCGGAAACCGCCGCCGACTACGCGGTACACTTTGCCGACGGCTTCTTCGTCCCCTGCCCCTGCTGCGGCAAGGAAGTGAAAAGCCCGGACAACGGATTCACCAGCGAAAAGGAAGCAATGGAATGGGCGCTCGGCGCGTGTGACTGCGCAGGCGCAAAAGCGTGGCAGCAGCAGCGCCCGGCCCTGCGCATGGACAGCCCCTGCGTGGCCGGGAAGATGAAGGCGGGCCGCTGCGGGCATACCGCTTATACGGCCCGCTGTACAGGATCCGCTTGCAGTGCATACCACCCGGAACTCTACGCCCCGGACCTGTACGCCCGCGCCTTCGACCTGTACGCCAAGCGCAAGGCCGATGAAAAGGAATGGGCAGAATTCCACCCGGCGGCCACAATTATGCGGTACTGCCGCCAGCTGGCGGCACCTGCCCCCTACTGGGAGCCGCCGACCTACAAAACAGGAAGCTGCTGCTTCTGCGGCCAGCTTCGCGTTTTACCCTTCGCGGCACCGACGCAGGAAGAAGCGGACCAGTACGCAACCGACAAGTGCGAATGCGAAGCCGGCAAAGCCTGCCGCCGCCAGCGGGAAGAACGGGAAATCATTGCGGGGCTGTTCGCTGAATTTGAGCCGGACACCCTGCGCCTGCTGGGAACCATTGCCGACATGGTCCGCAAGGACTATATAAAAGGCGGCACGGCCATTAAGCTGGCCGAAAACGTGACGGCAAAATTCAAAGTTAAAGAGGGCACGGTGATTGTGACCCGCAGCGAAAAGCACGAACACCAGCACAGCCTTTAAGCGGGAAGGGAGTTGTTTTTTATGAAAATAAGCCGGCACTGCCCCTTGTTTGACTGCCCGAACAGCGGAAAATGCGGAGCCTGCAAGCACGGCCAGCAATATGAGCGCATGGCATCGAAAATCCAGCGCTTACAGAACGAAAACAGGCGGCTGAAACGTGAAGCCGCCGCCAAGAAGGGAGCGTAGCAGCATGAACATGGGAACAAGCACCAGCTTTGCGGAACAGGAAGCTGCCGCAATGGAAAAGAACCGGGAAGCCTTTATGGCCCTGTGGAATGAATACGTTAAAGGCCGCAAGGGCGACAAGGCCGTGCTGCGCTACCTGGAAGAAGCCGGCTTTTTCACGTCGCCCGCGTCCACGAAACGCCACGGAGCCTTCCCCGGCGGGCTGTGCTACCATAGCGTCAACGTTGCAGCCGAGGTGCTGGGCCTGCTGGCGCAGCACCAGCTTGAAGACGAAAACATGAACGCCAGCGCCGTAACCTGCGCCCTGCTGCACGACATTTGCAAGGCGGGCACATACAGGCAAACCACAAAGCGCCAGCGCGGCCCCGACGGAAAGTGGCAGGACGTGCCCGCCTATGAGTACGACGACAGCGGCCTGCCGCTGGGCCACGGCGAAAAAAGCCT